CTGTTTCGACGGACTGACCTGCTTCGATAACTCGGCGCAATTCTGCAACCTCGTCCTGCACGGTGCGAACGTCAAGTTCAATGTTTTCCATTGTTTCACTTTCTGTTTCATTAGGAGTCTCTGCAACCTCTTCGACCTCTTCGGTCTCCGACTCGCTACGGACTTCGGTTATTTTTGCGCCTTCAAAGGCTGGGAAGGGAACTACTGAAACCTCTTTGAGATCCACTAGCTCTCTAACTATCGTTTGGCCTTCCTTCCGATCTTTGACCGGGAAGAATCCAACCGAGAATCGATTTAGGACGCCGTCCTGTAATAGAGTGTAAACTTCATTTCCGCGAACTGTGTCGCTGATTCTAGCTACAATTTCATAGCCTTCTTCGGTGTCTCTTCCTTCTAGAACTTTACCGATTGGCTCTTCATGACCATAGAATAACTTAACGTCTTCCACGCTCTCGATGGCTCCAGCTTCAAAGCGTTCTTTTAGGTTTCCAGTTAGGTCAATCTCTTGACCGTATGGAACTGCAAGTCCGACGATTGTTCTCTCTTCGGTCTCAACTAGACGAGCTTGGAACTCGCGTGTAATCATTTCAGACATCTAGTCCTTCTTTCGTTCTGACTTCATCGGCGGTTAGAATACCTGCTGCGATTGCGGTCTGGTAGTAGTTGTAACGTGCTGCGACATCTGCCTTGAACAAATGCTCGAAGTCGAACTCGACTCGGGTTCCTCTAGGAAGACAGTTGCTAAGTGCGTCTGTAATTGCGTCGGTGTAAGCCATCAAAGTGTGACGGAAGAATACCTGGTTCTCATCTTGCAAATTAGTGTAAGTGTCGGATGATCCCGGAACAGAAGTGATTAGCAATCTTGGAGGGATACCAAAGAGCCTGGCGATTGCCTGTGTCTGCTGATCTTGAACTTCGGTAAATAGTGCGTCTCTAGGTGACAGAGCAATCTGCTGGTAATCAAAGCCATTAGCTAAAACTGCAACTTGACGGTTCTGTTGCTTGTTGTGCCAGTTGTTAGTTACTTCGTCGGCCTCGGCCTTGTTCAACATTTGGTTAGTCTTTAGAACTCCAGTTGGAACTCCCGCTGCGGTAAACCAGTTCAAAGCGTAATCGCGTAGATCTAAAGCTGCGGAGATGTCTTTGTAGCATGAAGCAATTGGGCTAACACCAATAAGCTGACCGGACTGGCTGAATACTCTTAGGTGCTCAATCTCGCGCTTGGAGTAACGCTTACCCATGTAATCGTAAACGATTGTAGAGTAGTCGATTGTGCCGTCTAACATTTTTGGATAGCTAGGCATTACGGAAGCAGCCGGAAGGATGGTTAGGTTGTTTACCTGACCGTTAGATGAATACTGTTTATACCAGTAAGCGTTGCCCTGGAGAGCTAGATCTACGACGGTCTGAAATAGAAAGTCTCTGCGGTTCTGATCTAGTGAAGGGTTGTTTACTAGAACTGGGTTCTCAACTTTGAGCTCGACTCCAGTAGCGAATCGGTAAGTGTTTATAGTCATCTTGCTAATCGGAGTTCCGATGATTTGAATAGCGCGATAGACGGCTGTAAGACTTAGGGCTGTGTTAGGTGTGACAATGCTAGGTTGTCTTGTTGGGATTGTTGGCTGGACTGCGCGAACTTCTGGCTTACGTCCTAAGAGCCTGTCAAGTATAGATGCCATTTGGAGTCAAGGATACCACAGACCACCGACTAGAACACGCCTATTGTTGCGTGTGGTGCGCGTGATGAAACATACAACGCGAACACGGTTGCCATTACTGCGTCGATGTCTCCGAGTGATTCTTTACGACTTATGAACCAACTCTCGCCGGAGTATTTAGCAACCCCGTTAGGCATTTGTGCGACCAGGAGGGGATCGCTGTTATGCCTAACGAGGCCGGTGCTAAACATAGCAAAGACAGTCGAGCATGCTGACGAGACTTCTTTAGCCCATAGTGTCCAGACTGGAAGCCCAGAGTTTTTTAGTCTCTTAGCTAGACCAGGTAGCTGGCGATCATCTAGCACTATCGCTCGCGGGCTGTGTTTACTATAAAGCGATGTTAGCTCATTGAAGAGTTGTTGTTCGGTAGGACTAACCAAAGACATGACTAATTCTGTTTCGTGGATGTCCTCGATGTCGTTGGCATAAGCTATTGTGCCGTGAGCCCAGTTCGTAGTTATGTCTACGGCAAAGACTCCTCCAGTTAGATTGGTAACTCCTCGACCAGTTGCAGCTCGGAAGATGTCTCCTGGCAACCATGAGTTCGTAGATCCAGCGATGAATTGATTTAGTCGGTATCTTCTAGCTTCGTGTTCTGGAATTGTTTTCAAGTCCGAGATGACTTGCTCCATTCCGATTCGACCTGCAGCTACGGATGGATTAGCTGCCATGATTGCCTTCGGGTCATCGACCTTGGAGTTCTCCGGTGCTTCCCATAGGAAGAAGCCAAAACGCTCTAGATCTGCTGCGCCATTAGCTGCTGCCTTGCCTGACTTGTATAGATCTATCAAAGTTTTTGAGTTCTGATCTCCCGCGGTTGTAATTCCAACTACGATTCCATCCTTACGCTGTGAGGTTCCAAGAACGGCTGCAGACCACATTCCTTCTTTAGCTAAGTGGAGCTCATCGAATAAACAGAAGCTAATTGGGATACCTTGGAGAGCCGCTTCCTTAGCTGCCTTCACGTCGTAGCGTCCTCCTCCATCGAAGGTCACTATTCCTCGAGTCTCGGTTGCTCTTTTGAATCTTTTCTTTAGGAATGGGTTTGAATTGATAACGTAGTTCACGCGGTTGTAAACGATGTTCGCCTGGTCAGTGCTCGAGGCTAGTGAGATAACTTGTGCACCAACTTCGTGAAGTAGCAAGCCATACAATCCCAAGATTGCAGCTAGGAGAGACTTACCGTTTTGCCTTCCAACGGAGATTACTACCTGGCGATACCGGAGTCTGTTTGGGTAGGTTGGATGGTCTGCTGGATAGCGTTCGAGGATTGCCCTAAGCAACCACTTCTGCCATTCGTCTAGCTCGAGGCCGTCGGGACTCTCCGGGCTACTCCACGCGATCTTGGCAAACTCGATGAGCTTATCCCCGTCAGTAATGAAGTCTTCACTAAGGGGAGGCGTGTAAGTAGTCGGGAGCTGGAGCATTAGCGAGTGAGTAACTTCTCCAGCGGGTCAATCTCTGCGGACGAGGCACCGAGAGATCGTTGAAGCTCTAACACGGTCTTGCGAAGTTCTGCAGCCGTGCTGGTATTGGCTTGTTGGTCGAAGGACTGCGCCAGACGTAAGCACAAACCCGATAACACTTTTTGTTCAAGGTTCAACTCAAGCGTATCTAACCAGTTCTGAATTGATTCAGTAATCATTACATTCCAATCTTCGGATAATTTGACTCATTTGCGTAAATGCCAGGAGAAGCGTGGGGTGAAACGTAACTCGCAGAAAAAACGGGTAGGTCACTTCAAGCCTAGCTTCCTAAGTAGTGCATTCTTCCAATGGCTCTTCCAAAGCATTCGATAAGTAAAGATACGATGACGTATCCCCAGGTATGCCCGTCTATGAGCTCTCTTAGACTTTATAGGTCTCATCCACAATGGCAGGAGGCTATTGATTACTAGGGCTAGCCTATGCAATACCCCTTTATGCCTGCGCTTAGAATCTAGGGTTTCTCCAAGTAATTCTTTGGAGCACCCGGTCTTGCTTTCGTCCGTTACAGGATCTACAAAGCGATTGTAAGTTGTTGATGTCATGATTGGGTTCCCCGTTGCCGGGTGGAACGATGTGGTCGATTGTCCAGTCTTCATTTATTAGCTCCTTCGCACACGAGACACAGATCGGTTCCAAAACAGTCTTCGCATAAGCCCTTGCATTCCTCCACGCTGTCGTATCGTGCCAGTCTGCCATCTGCTAATCCTCTCAATGTTTCTAGGTCTGTGGTTTCCCATTTATTTACTTCTTCAATTATCTCCTCGAATGTTAGAATGTCCCCTAGATCGTGGTGAGCGTTTAGGAACTCGAGTAGCTGCTTCCTTGCATAGTCAATACCAGCTTGAAAGCCTTTGGTGTATTGTGTCTTCATTCTTCCTCCTTATCACTAACGATTACGGTGATTGCTTTGGTGTCTGTGTTTACTGCACAATTCGGGCAAACGTAATGGTCTTTCAAGTCGTATACCTCGTTGCAATATAGACATTCGCTAGTCACTTAGTTTCCTCGATGATCCTAACGATTCTTTCCAGGTGGTTCACATCCACGTTGGTCGAGATAGTTCCATCGCTCACGATGTTCTTTACTATTTCATCCTTTAGGTGTTTGTAAGCTCCTGCCCAGCCTTTGTTGTATTGTTCCATCTCTCGAGTAACGAGCATTGTCTTGAAGTTGTCCATAAGGGAGTCATAGTTAGGAACTAACTTCTTGATGTTCTCGATTGCTTCGCTCGATAGTCTTTCGCGTTCTTCGTTATCCATGAGTTTTGATTATCCTTACTGCTAGCGTGGTTAGTAATTGCGCCAGTTCTGGAACTGACATGGCTCTTAGGAATAGCGATCCGAGTGCCGGGCGAATCTCCTCGAAGTCTGCACTCCATACCAGGTTGTCATCAAGCAATAACTTCATCGCTTCGAACATGATGGCGTTGCGTTCTTCGTCTGTTATCTTTCCGGCCATTAGTCCGACCAGTCTGCGATCAGGTAAAGAGCTCCAACAAAGATGGCACCGATTAGCGGCCAGACATCTTTGGTTTCGTAGGAGATGTAGCCCATAGCGAAAGTAAACGCTAAGACCATGAATCCTTCTAACATGTATTTCATGAGTTGCCTTTCTGTGTAGTGGTAGTTCAATTTTATTGCTGTGGTTGTGTTGTCAATCATTTGAATCGTTTTGTTACCGAATTGTTATGATCGCCTAGAAGTTAGGATTGTCTCTCCTTTGAGGCTGAATCCACACTCCTGGCAGAGATAGCGTTGATACTTACCGAGCTGTGTATACCTGTATCCATACTTGATTAGGTTCTGGCTTGCACAGTTACGGCAAGATAGCTGCTCTCCATTGGCAACCCCTAGATGTGGATGGTTTCTTATCCAAGGCAACAAGATGTAGTAAAGGTCGATTAGGAGATTGACGTCCTGAATCTGGTATTCCTTCATCATCTTCCAGGCTTTAGGGATACCGGCCATACAGTCAAGCCATAACTGGAATCCCGAGTGTTGCACCTTAGCTCCGACGCCTAGCTTTTGGGCTACGTAGTCGAGCTTGTTAGATGGGAATTTGAATTGCGACTTTACCGTTCGCATTAGATCTAGTTCGATCCAGGGGCTAGGTGGTAGATAGCCGTTCTCGATGAACTCTCTTTTGATGTGTTTAGAGTCAAAGGCTGCAGAATTCCAACCTATGAGGACGTCCGCTTCGTCCATGATCCGGTGGAGTTCGTCAAGCATGGCCTTTTTACCATGATGATGAACTGACTTGAAGATTACTTTATCACTTCCAAGCCATCGAGCTCCCCAGCAAATTACTTCTGTGGAACGCTCTATCTGTGTGATTGCTATGTTCTGATCCCAGAGTCCCCATACGTGCGCCAGGTTCGGCGAAGTCTCTAGATCGAGGAATAGTATTTTCATACTCTAAACGTAGCCTTTACGCTTTCGGTCGAGTTCCGACACGCCAGCCGTTATGGAATCGTTATCAAAGGGAATTACCGTTACTTGAACACCTGATTCATGCGTATCTGCATAAGTCTTTCGGACTGTTAGATCCACGACTAGATTGTCATTCTTGATTACCCCGGCAGATTCCAAAGAGTCAAGAACTCCTCGAGTGAGTTTGTCGATGTCATAAGTTCCCGTTGCATACTGCCTGGTTACTGATTTAGGTCGAGTAAGCCAGAACTGTAATGAGACCGAGACGGCCGTTACGAATTGAGAATCAAGCTCCATCATCTTGAGTTCAAACATTCGCTTCATGGTCGCTCGCCAGGCAGGGAGATCCTTATTGGCTTCTACTAGGACTATGTGAGCTCCTCGAGAGAATGCCTTCTTTGACCCTTGAGGTCTTGGTTCTCCTGCAACGAACAGTTGGAACATTTAGAACGGTAGTCCTGCAGGTTCTCCTGGTGCGAGAATGCTTTGGATCTCCTGAATTGGAGTCTTTTGTTCTGCAGCTCTAATCAGCTCAACTTCACAGTTATTCAAAGAGTGCTCGACTACCTGCTTAGTTTCCTGACCGGGCTTGTTGTAAGTTCCGACCTTGGTGCTTAGGTGGCCGTGAATCTTTACTTCGTCTTCCTTCTTTAGGCTGCAAGGTATATCTAACCAAGCCGTCCATAGTCGATTGCGTGGTTCGCCTTTGAAGTCGTAAGTCTCCCAGACCCTAAGTCTTGGATAACCTTCGTTTACTACCTCGGCTACTTTTGCATAGATTGTTACTTGTGCCATTTCTGTGTTTTTCCTTTCTAGTGTTCTTTTAAGTTTAAGTTAATTATTAGTTAACTTTAACGCGACATCTACGCCGTCCCGTGACGTCGTGGGTGACACCCCGACTAGTCTTAAACGCCGTCCCGTTTTGCCTTTTTTGACGCCCCGTAGATTATGACTCAAACT